GACGCAACGCCAAGCGCAGAAGGCTGCCCAGCCGCCGAAACCGCCCACCAAGGAGTCCTGACGTGGCAACCATCCAGGAAACGCTGGCGCAGGTTCGCGCGAAGTACGGTCCTTCTCCCACCCGCGACGAATGCGGAGCGATCTGCAACGAGACGGCGTACTGGCACCGGAACGATCCGGAAGCCTGGGGCGTGAACCAGAAGACGGGCGGCGCGTACTCCACCCGGTACGACGGACAGCGCATCGCGTCGGACATCATCCAGAGTGGCGCGACGAAGGAAGCCTACGACTGCTTGGTCGCCGCCGGCGACGGTGGCCCGGCGACTCCGGCGTGGAACCCCGTGGGCCAGATCACGGATCCGGCGCGGCCCTGGATTGCCCCGATTCCGCCCCAGGGCAACCCGCCCGATCCGCCCGATCCTCCAGACCCGCCCGTGCCGGGCGACTGCCCGTGCAAAGAGGAGTTGGCGGTCATCAAGTCGGAGATCAACGCCCTGGCGCAGGCGATTGTGGCCCTGTCGAACCAACTGGCGCTGGAGTCGGCGGAGTTGGAAGCTCTCGCGCGCGTCGGACGGACCTTCCAGTTCCGGATCTTCGGCGTCTCGGGCAACGGCAGTGTCAACCCCGTGCCTTGAGCGTCTGACGGAGCTTGAGGCGCGTGTCGCGGCTCTGGAGACGGTACTGTTTCGTTTTCTCGGGGCGCAAGCCGTGGCGTTGGCCCCTACGCTGGCACATGTCAAGGATCTTGTAGGGCATGGACCTCAACGAACTGAACCGGATACGCCGCTCGCGCCCTGTCAAGCCTGCGGCGGCACCGGCTGCGCCTGTTCCGTCTCAAGTAGCTGAAGCCGTCGCCAAGGCGGATAGCCTGGCGCCGATGCAGCTTCTGGGCGACGACCAGGCGCAGAAGGCGGCGCTGGCGTTGCGCGTCTCGGGCTACACCATCCAGGAGATTGCGGCGGAACTCGGGTCGTCCATCAGCGTCGTGCGGCGCCTGCTCAAGGCGTCTGAACCCAAGCGCAAGGTGTTGGAGGATCTGATCGACGGGCGCGCGGTGCCGGCGGCGATTGACAACCTCATCACGGGGCTGGAGTCGGGCGACAAGGACTACACGCTGGAAACGCTGAAGGGGCGCGGGTTGCTCGTCAAGCACTCGCATCAGGACGGCCAGGCGCCCAAGTCGGCGTTCCAGTTCAACATCGTCGTGGAACATCCGAAAGACGGGCACCTCGAACCTCTGCTTGGGTCGGTGGTTGGGGAGCCGCGTGAACTGGAGGCAGCGCGTGAAGATCGCCGTGGCGACGATTGAGGTGCCGGGGCGCGGCCCCGTGCCGGTGTTCCAGCCGCATGAGTTGGCGGCGATTGAGGCGGCGATGATCCGCTTCAACAATGGGCAGGAGCCTGACCAGGCGACCGCAGACGCCTGTGTCGCGGCCCTGGCGGAAGCGCGACTGATGGGCATTGGCCTGCGGTACGTCCTGGAAGGGAAGTCCGCCGTGGGGTTCTCTGAGGAAGACGGGTTGCTGTTCGCCGGCGGCATGACGGGCACCATGCGGGTCCAGCCGGAGGGGAATGCGTGACCCCCACCCGTCCGCCGTCTGTGGGCGGTGCGGCGCCATCGTGCTAACCTGTCACTGCACGCGAGACGTGCATTCCCCGCGCGTCGTCGTGTACTGTGACTGGTGCGACAGGAACGGACATGGCGAGTTGGCACGACAAAGATCCGGATCTCAAGAACGAGACGAGCGGATCAGAGAATCGTCCTAGCGCGGCGAAGCGCGGCTACGACCGGCGCTGGCGCAAAGCTCGCGCCGCCCACCTCAAGCGTCTCGGCGTCAAGAACACCAAGAACGTCTCTATCGATCACGTCTCGCCCCACAAAGGCGATCAGGAGAAGTTTGCCGACAAGAGCAACTGGCGGGTGATGTCCACGCGCGCACACAACCGAAAGGCGGCGCGGGAGTAATGTTTGATCTCATTTGTCACCACGTCGGGATTCTGACCATCGGCATCGTGGCCGGATTGGTCCTGCACGCCACGCTGATGCAAGTGGTCAGGTCGCGCGCGAAGTGATCGGAGGGGGCCATGCCGCCGCCTGTGACGGTGCCATCGTGCGGGACGTGTAAGTTCTGGGTGAAGGAGAACGGCTACGGTCAGTGCCATCGGCACGCGCCGATCCCGTTCCTGGGCGTCAGTTGCCAGTCGGCGCATGAACACTGCGAGGCCGATGCGGTGTACCCGCGCACGCCGGCAGACGAGTGGTGCGGAGAGTGGGTCAAGGTGTAGATGCTCACCTGGATCCGGAATCAGACGTACTTGTGGCAGACTAACCTGGCAGAACAGTGGAGGTATCTCATGGCGACGATTCAGCAGTTCGAGGATGCGATTGCGGCGATCAACACGGCGACGAACGAGGTCGCGGCGGAAGTGGCGAAGCTGAAGGACATCATCGCGGGCGGCGGCTTGCTGCCGGCGGAGGAAGCCACGGTCCTGGCCTCGCTGACGGAGATCGAAGCGAAGCTGAAGGCGATTGCGGCGCCGCCCGCGCCGCCCGCGTGATCGGAGTTCGCTGATGCCGTTCAAGAGCAAAGCCCAGAAGGGCTGGATGTACGCCAACGAGCCGGAGATGGCGGAACGCTGGGAGAAGGAAACCCCCAAGGGCAAGCTGCCGGCGAAGGCGAAGTCCAGTCTGAAGAAGGCGTCGAAGAAAGCGTGCGGCTAAGATGCCGGTCATGCTGAAGCGGGGCGCCGTCCAAACCGGCGTCCCGTGGCTCGATGCGCTCAATTCTCCGGAGCCGGAACAGGCTCCGCTCCCGCCTGATGCCTCGCTATGGCAACGTGCCAAGCGTGGCCTCTCTGACGCCATGAGCGATCCTGGCGGAGAGATCATTGGCATGGCGAACCCGATGGAGGTCGCCAGTCTCGCGCCCGTGGCGATCTCCCTGGTGCGACGTGCCGGGCCAAAGGTCTTGCGATCCAAGCTGACGATGGAGATCCCTGAAGGGATCACTGACGCCGCGCGCAAGGGGTTGGGCTACGTCCAGGATGCGCTGTATCAACTCGCGGAGTCGCATCCTCGCACGATGAGTCACTTCCGCAAGGTGACGGCGCGAGGCGCAGAGGCGAATCCGTATCTCGGCGGCGGCGGAGAGGTGGCAACGGCGCACTTCGATCCGCGCGGCCTGGAATACACCGTTCGCAACAAGGGACTCCAGCAGGCGAAGGATCGGGCCACGGCGGCGGGCGGCGCCTTTGACCTGAACTTCAACCCAGAGAAGATCGCGCAGTCTGTCACAGATCTACCAACGGCCATGCGCCTGGTGGGGCATGAAGTGGGTGGTCATGCCGTGCAGAATCTGTCGGATCCGTCTCGCGCGCACAGTGCTTACGAAGCTCTCACCAAGAGCCACGGGTATCGGAGCCGCCTCACTGGTCGGATGACGCATCCTTCGGAGATCCTGTCGGAGTCTGCGGGGTGGAAGCGTGCGGGACGAACTCCGGAATGGGGCAGCGGCGTGACACCGTTTGTCTCCAAGAGCGACTTCCGCGATGCGTCGTTGCGCCAACTCGTGACGCGCGAGAACCCCGTCGAGGAAGCGCGCCGCGCGTGGAAGGTGGCGCGCGAAGCGATTGATCGCAAGGGTGTGCCGACTGGTGGCTGGACTCCGACACGCTGATGCCCAAGATCCTCACGCCTCCAGGTGTTGAGCAACCGGATTGGTCATTCGTGACCGATCCGTCCAGCTACGATCACTGGTGGACGTTCGCCCGCCGCGCGCTCGACAACATCTCGCGGATGGATCCGATTGGATTGGGACCATCGGAACTGGCGGCGCCGGCAGCGATGGCGACGGACGCGAGTCTGGCGGCGAGTCGGCTGGCGCGTGCGCTGGCGCGCAAGCCACAGGGTATTGAATCTGGACTCAAGACGGTCGCTGGAGGGTATGCCCTGCGCTCGCCAGTGGCTGCCAAGCTCGAAGATGCGTTGGAGGTTGCGCGTCGTCGCCCAGCGGAATGGGATCTGACGCGCCGGTTCATGCCTGCCGTGGGAGGCAACCTGGACGAACTCGAAAAAGTGGCGCGCGTCTACGGCGCGACGAGTCCTGGGACGCAGTTTGTGCAGTCAGGGCAGGAGTCCGCTTCCATCCTTGGGCGCGGCGTTGACGATCTCACGCCGGAAGCGATGCACGAGATGGGCATTGGCATGGTTGGCTCCAAGCTGCCCAACGTAAAGCGGGCGTTTGCGGGTCAGCCGTTGCTGACCGGCGGGCACAAGATGAAGCCGGAAGCCCTGGCCCAGCAGATGATGGGACGGGATCAGTTGGCGCTGGATCGGTACTGGCTCCAGTTGCTCGGACTTGATCCAGCCCTGACGCTGGAACGCCAGCTTCCGCAGATTCGGGCATACATGGTCGGGAACGAAGGACGCGCCCTGTCGAACGGCGAGTTGTATCGCCGGCTGGAAGACGCGACGTTGGGCACGCTCCGTCGCATCGTCGGACGACCTTACCAACCAGGACAAACTCCAGCCGATGTGTGGGAGGGGTTGCGCGGCGCAAAAGGCGAACCCTACTACGGTGGTATCGGGGACATCTTCGAGCGCGCCGGGTTGATGGAACCTGGAGCGATGCTTGATCCCGGTCGCTGGAGGGCGGTCGCCCAAGAAGGATTGTTCCGCAAGGCAGCCAAACCGCGATGAGCCGGTTGACGCGCGCGAACGCTCAGACCAGCATTCGCATCCTCCACAACCCTTACCAGCAAGCGTTCCTCCAGGCGCGGCGGCAACGGCTGGCCGATGGCACCCGCGCGTTTCAGCGGCTCGCGTTGATCGCGGGCCGGCGCGGCGGAAAGACGTTCGTCGGCGGCATCAGTGCGGTGGAGGAGTCTGCCGTCCCGCGCACGGTTGGCTGGTGCGTGGCGCCGACGTATGGCGATCTGCACGACTACGTGATTCCCGCCGTCCTGCGGATCATGCCGCGTGAGGCGATTGAGGACTGGTCGGAGCAGCATTTCGAGTTGAAACTGAAAAACGGCAGCCTGATCCAGTTCCGGTCAGGCGAGGATCCGGAGCGGATGCGCGGTCCCTCGCTCGACTGGGCCTGGCTCGACGAGTGCCGGAAGATGCGCCAGGTCGTCTGGGATACTCTGCGCCCCGCGTTGGCGGACAAGCGTGGCGTCTCCTGGTTCACCACGTCGCCCAACGGCTTCGACTGGCTCTACCACACCGTCTACAAACGGGCGCAGCCCGGCCCGCATCAGACGCGCGGCTACTGGGCGGTGCGCTACAAGACCATCGACAACCCCGCGATTCCGAAAGAGGAAGTGGACGAGGCGCGGGCCACGATGGACCCGTTGTGGTTCAAGCAGGAGTTCGAGGCGGAGTTTGTCAGCTTCGAGGGGGCGATCTATGGCGACAAGATCGAGCAGGCGATTCTCCACAACGACAACGAGGTACGTGCCGTCCTACCGTCCTGGCCCGATCCGGATCCTCGACACCCCCTGGTGGTTGGCATGGATCCCGGCGCGGATCATCCCTTTGCGGCTGTTGCGCTGGTGGCGGCGCCGCAAGGGCTGGTGTGCATCAAGGAATATTCCAAGCGGATGGCGTCCGTCGCAGAACATGCAGTCGCTGTTCGCAGCCTCGGGGTCGGCTATGCGGACATCCGCTACGGGATCGACCGGAGCGCCGCCCAGGTCCAGATCGAACTCGCGCAACACGGCATCTCTGCGTCTGCTGCCGAAAACCAAGTCTGGGCCGGCATCCAGCGGATCCTCTCCTGGCTCAAGATCGGACGGCTGAAGATCGTCGAGTCCGCCTGCCCGTTGCTGGTGCAGCAACTGCGGTCGTATCGGTGGAAGGACACCAGCAACAAGGCGACGGGCGAGAAGGGGCGCGAAACGCCCTTCAAGCTCGACGACGATCTGTGCGATGCGTTGCGGTATGCGGTGATGACCTGGCCGGAGCTTCCGATGGAGCCGGTGCTGGTCGCCGGGCGGACAGCGGACCAGGTGCCGGATGATGCCCGCTGGGCCTGGGAACGGGAGCGGCGGCTGTCTCGGGATCCCTCTGAGCTAGAATGGTCCCCGGACAGTGTGCCCACGGGCGACATGTTCGAGTGGTGACGCGGGGTAGCTCAGAGGTAGAGCAGCGGACTCATAACCCGCCGGTCGCAGGTTCGAGTCCTGCCCCCGCACCCAATCTGGAGGCGACATGTGGGTTCCTAAGTGGGTGGTGCAGTCGTGGCAAGCGCACTCCGATCAGGGGAGCTTGCGGAGTCTGATCGCGGAGAACAATGTCCTGCGCGGCAGGAACCTGGAACTGGAGAAGCGTGCCGTGGCCGCAGAGATTACGAACGACTGGCTTCGCGCGCGATTGAACCAGGTGGAAGCGGAACGATCCATCCTGCTCTCGAAGCAGGTTGGCGTGCCGTTCGGTGCCCCCGTGATTCACACGGCGGCGCCGCCGTTCGAGGGTGAGGGCATTCCCTCCATCGGTGATGAGCTTTCCTTCGATGACATTGGCGACGAGAAGGCGCGTCAACTGGGGATGGAGCCATGAAGTGAGGCACGAAGATGTCTGACATCCCGATCACACCGGCACCGTCCGCTGGCGGAGAAGGCGATCCGGCTGGCCTCGACGACGGGATCGCTTCGCTGTTTGGCGAGCAGAAGAAAGCCGTCGATCCGTTCGGTAACGACCGGACGTTGCTCGATGTGATGGAGGAGTGCAAGAAGGAAGCCCTGGAAGGTCGCTGGGTCTTCGAGCGCAACTGGTGGCGCAACCTGCTGTACGTCCTGGGACGGCAGTGGATCTACTACGACAAGAAGCGCGGCCAGTGGTCAGACAAGCGGATGGCCCAGTGGATTCCGCGCCCCGTGACCAACAAGTTCGCGGAAGCGACGGAAGCTCTCCTGGCGATGATGTCCAGTATCAATCTCCAGGTCTACGCGCGCCCGGTCGGCACGGGCACCCCCAACGTCGCGGCGGCGGAGGTGGCGGACGAGATCGAGCCGTTCATCGGCGCGGAGCATCGGATCGAGGAGCAATGGCGACTCGCAGACTTCTGGGCGATCATCACGGGCAACTCGTTCCTTCATCCGTACTGGGATCCGCAGGCGGCGGAAGGCGAGATCCTGGTGCCCTTCGAGCAGTGCCAGGCGTGCCAGGAAGTGTCCAGCCCGCAGGAGATCATGGGCGCCGGCCAGGTCTGCCCCAAGTGCGGCTCGCCCATGCTGGGCCAAGCGTTCGATCCCACGGGCGCGATGATCGGGGAAACGCTGAACACGGGGCGCGGGCGGACGGAAGGACTGTCCCCATTCGAGGTTGCCTTTCCCACGGCGTACAAGCAGTTCGACGAACTCCCGTACTTGATCCGGATGCGCTTTCGCCCGGAACGCTGGTACAAGGACACGATGCCGGAGCTTCACAAGAAGCTGAAGTTCCAGGACGCGCCGACTGAGCGGTCCCTGCAACTGCTCCGGGCGCTGGCGAACCAAACGGACAACTCTGGCCTGCTGTCCACCTTCGGCTTCGGGGGCGCCCAGGAGCCGCATTCGTCAGGGATCCCCGAATACGAACTCTGGCTGAAGCCCACCCGTCAATTTCCTGACGGGCTGTTCTTGCGCGTGGCCGGCGAAGGCAGCGGCGCGACGGTGGTGCGTGGCGAGGGCAGCGATCCGGGTGCCCTGCCCTACCATGATCGGGCTGGCAACCCCCTGTTCAACTGGGTTCACCTCCCCTTCCACATGGTTGGCGGGCGGATCTGGGCGCGATCCCCTCTGGATCTGTGCGTCCAGAAGCAGGATCAGATCAACCAACTGGACTCCCTGATGCAACTGGGGGTCCAGCGCATGTCCAACCCGGTCTGGCTGAAGCCGAAAGGGGCGGAGATCCGCAGTTTCACGGGCGCGCCGGGCCTGGTGGTCGAGTACAACCCGCTCGCCGCCGGCGGGAACGCGAAACCGGAGAAGGTGGAAGGCTCGAACATGCCGGCCACGCTGTTCCAGCTTCGCACCCAGTACATTCAGGACTTCGAGCAGTTGGCCGGCACCCTGGACGTGCTGAAAGGCAACGCGCCGACTGGCGTGGAAGCCTTTTCGACGCTGCAACTGCTCGTCGAACGTGCCCAAAGCCGGTTTTCGACCGTCTTCAAGGAACGCGGGGAGGCGTACCGGCGCTGGTACACGATGGCGCTGGAGTTGGAACGTGAGTTTGGCCCGACTGAGCGGGTGATGTCCGTCACCAAGCCCAATTCTGGCTACACGTTCAAGCATTTCGAGAAAGCGAACCTCCAGGGGGCCATCGAGATCCTGGTAGAAGACGGATCGCAGGCGCCCAAGACGAATCTGGGCCGTCGCGCCGCTATCGAACACGCCAACCAGCTTGGGTTGCTCAATCCCAAGGATCCGGAGCAGCAATACGCCATCCTGAAGGGCTTTGGGCTGTCAGATCTGGTCCCCAGCCTCGATTTCGACGTGAAAAGTGCCTTGGCAGAGCAGGACGCCTTCGAGGAGTGGGTCACAGCCAACCAGCAGCAGATGCCGATGGTCGGCATGGCGATCCAGCAGTGGCAGGGGCAGATGATGCAGTGGGCGCAGGGTTCCCAGCAGCTACTTCAGCAGGGGATGCCGATGCCACAGAAGCCCACACTGCCGCCGATCACCCCATTCCAGCACAAGCTCTATCACAACCCGCTGGTGCATTTCGCGGAACACCGAAAGTGGGCCAACTCCGACCGGGCGAAGGAGATCTTCGCGCAGTTCCCGTTCTTGGAAGTCGCGTTCTTGCAGCATTTGGAGGAAACCAAGGCTGTCGGGATGCGGGACATGCAGCAGCAAGCCGCCGCCCAGGCGCCGCCCAAGCGTGGCGGCGCGATGGAGCGTTCCAATCACGAGAGTGGCAACCCCGCTGACGAGCCACATGGGAACAACGACGAGACACCCCAGAACAGAGGACCAGAGTAACCAGATCCCTTGCAATCACCTCTCCTTCGAGGAGTGGGGTGATGTGCGCTTCTGTAACATGTGTGGGCGGACGCTGGACAGGAACAATGTCCCGCTGGTACAGCGTCCACGCTGGCCGGCTGTCCGTCCCCTCTCTGACTTCAGGAAACCGTCAAGATATTGACAATGTGAGACGCTTCCGCGCATAGTCTGACGAACCGCTCCCGCAGACCCAACTGCGTCACCAAGGGGAGGAGATGGTATGTCAGACACGTTCGACGGGTACGATCCTCAGCCGGGCGCACAGTCGGACTCGCCCACCGGCACCCAGCAAGATCCGTCGTCGCAGACTCAACCCTCGCCTGCCGGTGCGGAAACCGGCGAGTCTGCCGGCCAGCCAGGCAACGACGGGATGATCCCACGGCATCGCTTTCAGGAAGTGATCGAAGCGCGGCGCCAGTGGGAGCAGTCGGCTCGGCAGATCTGGGAACAGAACCAGCAGTTGCAGCGCGAACTCCAGGAACTCCGGGGAGGTCGGCAGCAAGGGCAGGCCCAGGCGCCAGTCGATGAGAACGCCAAGCGGATCCGCGAGCAGTTGCTGGAGGTCGTTCCTGAACTCAAGCAGATGCTGGAACTCGCGGGTCGCGCGGACGAACTCCGTTCCGCCGCAGAGATGGTCCCCACCGTGCGCCAGATGGAGGCGCAGGTGTACGACAATCTCGGCGCGCAAGCGGTGCGGACGCTGGATACGGCGATCAACGCGACGTTCAAGGGCATCCAGTTGGAGAACGAAGATCGACGGGCATTCCACGTCGCCTTCATCGACTACCTGGACAACGTGCCCCAAGCCCGGCAACGGTACATGTCGGGCGACATGAGCATCGCTACCGAATGGTGGGCGAATCGGCAGAAGCGGATGTTCGATCCGTTCCGTCGCCAGGCCACCGTGAACCCGCGCGAGTCCGCGCAGCGGGTGTCTCGGCTCCCCAAGGCGGGGCCAGGCACCCAGACGCTCGGGCAAGGCGGGCCAGGGAAGCCCAAGACGGAAGACGAACTTCACGAAGCTGCCTTCGACGCCCTGATGTCCCGCATGAATCAGGGCTGACGGAGACGGAACAATGGGAGCGGACACACAGCAGATTGACGGCATCCTCAAGGACTTCTACGAGGATTACGTCTCGGAGCAAGTCAACAATCGCAACCCCCTGAAGGATCTGTTCAAGTTCGAGACGCAGGGGTTCAGCGGGCGTGAGGTCGTCTACACGGCGCACGTCTCGCGCAACGTCTCTCCGATGTTCGTCGGGGAGGACTCGGCGTTCGCGGATGCCGGCGCGCAGGGACACGTCCAGGTGCGGATCTCGCAGCGCAAGCTGATGGCGCGGATTCGGCTGACTTCGGAGGCGATCTCCGATTCGATGTCGAGCAAGGGTGCCTTCAAGCAGGCGAAGCGCGACGAGATGCAGGGTCTGATCAAGGACATCGCGCGGCGCGAGGAGTACGCCCTGGCGACGGACGGGCGCGGCGTCCTCTGCCTGGTGGACGACGCTTCGCCCACCGGCGGAGCGACGATGACGGTCGATGCCCCTGGCGGGATCACCGGCGACAACTTCGGCAACCGATTCATCATCCCTGGGATGTGGATCGGCTTCGTCAACCCGACAACGGGTGCCCTGCGGGCCGACATCCTCAAGGTGCTGTCCTGCTCCTCGGATGGCACCTCGATCACCATGTCGGGCACCCCCACCGTGGCGGCGGACAACGACTACATCGTCCAGGTCGCCAGTTCGAGCGTGACGGACATCCTGGACACCAGCTACGAACACGCCTTCTGGGGGCTGATGGCGCTGGTGGACGACGGCACGTATCGCGGCAACTACTTCGGCGTGGATCGCGCGACGTATGGCAACTTCAACGCCTACGTCAAGGCGTCCACGGGTGCCCTCTCGGTCGATCTGCTCCAGTCCGTCTCGGACGTGTTGGATCAGAAGCTCGGCGCGAAGGTGGACATCCTGGTCGGGCACCACTCGGTTCGCCGGGTGTACCTGAACATCATGGCGAGCGACCGGCGCTACACGGCGGGCACGCTTCAGCGTCCCGACGCTGGCACCGTCGCCTTCCAGCAAGGGGACATCACCGTGGGCGAAGTGCCCTTCAAGGTGATCCGGGACTTCCCCCTCGACACACTCATGCTGCTCGACAAGGCCAACTCGGGCTGGATCTGCTACGAGTCGGAGCCGGGCAAGTGGGTGGACGAGGACGGACAGATCCTGACCCGCATCGGCTCGGGTTCGACGGGGCGTGACGCCTTCGAGGCGTGGTATCGCATCCGCAAGCAGTACCACTGCCGTTACCCGGCGTACAACGCTCGACTGGACGGCATCACGGGCACCTCGCTCGTCGTCGTCCGTGCGGAGTAACTGACGCGGGGGCGGGGCAACCCGCCCCCGGTTAGTTGGGGACAGGACGCATATGAATCAGCATTTCGCCAGCGGCTTCGTGCGAGTGGGCAATCGGTCGGACAAGGACATCACCGTCACCTACGACGGCAGAAGTTGCGTCGTGCCGGCCAACGGCACGGCGTTCATGTCGCCCGCCGCCGCGCAGAAGGCGATCTTCCAGGCGCGCATCATGGGGACGGAGAACCCCTACAATCCGGAGCAGTTCGAGAGCTACCTGTGGG